GTCGTAACCGCTGATGTCGCGGCGGCAGCCACCAGCATCCCGATCAGCCCCGCGATTGTGACCTCCGGTGCGTTCCAGAACGTCACCGCGTCGCCGACCAACGGCTCGCCGTTCACCATCTTCGGCACTGCCTCTGGCGCGTACCAATCCAACGTGGGCTTCCACAAGGATGCCTTCACGCTGGCGATGGTGCCGATGTGGGCTCCTCCGGGCGGCAAGGGCGTGATCGACGTGGCGCAGGAGACCTACAAGGGCTTCACCATCAAGGTCACCGAGTTCTACGACGGTGTGAACGACAACTCGATCATGCGTCTGGACGTGCTGTTCGGCTGGGCTGCCACCTACCCCGAGCTGGCCGTCAAGTACGCGACCTGATGACGGGGGCTTCGGCCCCTGTTTTCGTCTGCATCTCAACTTCGCAAGGAACACACCATGATCCTCTTGAACCGTTCGTATGCTGGCTACGCTGCTGGCACCATCGTGCAGCTCGGCACCCAGGAAGAAGCTGCGCTCATCGCCCAAGGTTTGGGCTCCAACTCCGCTGGCCCGGTCACCCCCGGCGCGGTCACGACGACCAAGACGTTCGGCCGTGTCGGCATCGCTGCTGGCCAGTCGTCCGTGGTCGTGACCTGCCCGGCGGTCACCGCTGAGTCAAAGGTCTGGGCCTACGTGGCTCAGGCTGCGGCTGACGGCACGCTGCTGCGCGTCGAGCGCGTGTTGCCCGCCAACGGCTCGTTCACCATCTACGGCACCGCCAACGCGACTGCCGCTGTGGCGATCGACTGGGCGCTGATCGACACCACGGGTGGCTTGACGGTCAACTGACAACGGCTTCAGTGGTGTGGGTACTCACACTCACATAGGGCTTTAATGCCCTGTGAGTGGAGTGAGTACTCCACCCCGCCGACCAAACGAGTACTCACACATCAACCTGACATACGGAGAACATCATGTCCAATGGCGAATATCCCAAGTGGGTCACCCGTGCTGAAGGCATCGGCCCCGTCCTCTGCCGCAGCGAGAAGGAAGAGCGCGAGCTCCTCAACTCCTGGGAGACGGAGCAAGTCGAAAAGGCTGAAGCTGAAGCCGAGGCCGCGAAGAAGCTGGCTGCCGAAGCCAAGGAAGAAGCGCAGATCGCGCTGAAGACCAAGGGCAAGTGACCTAGTTCGCCGATACCGTCGGTATCGGTGGGTATAGGTTTGGGGCTGTCAAAGGCCCCAAACCTATACCCACCCCTAGGCCGGGGGCCAAAAACGCAGCCTGCGGCCGATTTTGCCCTTCGCCGGGCGTCTTGTAACATAGGAGGCTCCCATGCCCGGTCCCAACGTCTCTATCCTGCGCATGCGCAGCGGTCAAAACGGTGTCGCTGGCGGCACCACGCAACCCGGCTGGGTCAGCGGCGACATCGCTGCGCTGGCTGCTGCTGGCACTGCCACCATCGTCTTCGACCTTGGCCCCAACTGGGACCAGTACAACGTCGTTCAGCTCGCTCTGGTGCCCGCTGGCCCGTCCAGTGGTCTGAGTGGCGTCGCCGCGTACAGCTCTGCTGACGCAGTCTTCAACGCTGCCACCGACCCGCAGCTGAACTACACGTGGGGCACCTCGTTCGGCGCTGCTGCGGCTGCCATCAACGCATCGCAGTCGGCCATGTTCAGCCCCATGGACCGCTACCTGATCGTGCGTGCCACCAACGCAGACGGTGCCAATGCTCAGGGCGCAGGCGCTTTCGTGGCGCTGGCTGCTTACCCGTTCGTCTAAGGAGGAGCTATGCCCAGCGGAATCATCGTAAGCGACCTCATCAAGTCGTCGATGCGCCTGATCGGCGCGATTGCCTCCGGCGAGACCCCCACGGCTGACGAGGCCAACGATGGTCTGCTGGTGCTCAACGACATGCTGGAGAACTGGTCCACCGAAAGCTTGTCTGTCTGGGGCTCTGGCAACCAGACGTTCAACCTTGTGGCGGGCAAGGCGCAGTACACCATCGGTCCTGCGGGTGATTGGAACACCCAACGACCCGAAGACATCGATGATGCGTACATGACCTTCAGCGGGGTGGACTTCCCCGTGAAGATGATCGGTCAAGAGCAGTACAACGAGATCAACCTCAAGACCATGCAGCAGCCCATCGTGGAGCGCATGCTGTACGTGAACGAGTTCCCGTTGGGCATCTGCACGGTGTGGCCCGTGCCGACGCAGGCGCTGCCGATCACGCTCACCATGAAGCGGCTGTTGACCTTCCCGGTCACGCTGGCCACTGCACTGACTGGACCGCCGGGGTTCCTGAAGGCAATCCGGTTCTGTCTCGCAGTGGAGATGGCACCTGAGTTTGGCATTGAACCCAGCGCCACCATCATCCAGGTGGCAGCCGATGCCAAGGGCGACTACAAACGGGCGAATCTACCCATCATCGAGTCGCAGTACGATGCTGCCCTGACGGTGCCACAGGTGGCGCTCTACCAGCGGGGGTACTGACATGCCGCAGTTCCAATTCGTTGGCTCGTCGTTCAACGCACGCAGCAAGAACTTCGACGCCCAGCGCACCGTCAACATGTACTTGGAACGTGCCACGAATGGGGCTGCCAAGTACCCCGCGATGCTGATTGGTACGCCCGGTCTTGCAGTGTGGGCCAACGTGGACAGCTCAGGCGGGGTGCGCTGTGTCCACCGATTCTCCGCCACTGGTTCGTACGTGGTCAGCGGCGAGAACGTGTACCGCGTGAACTCTGACACCACGGTGCAGTTCATCGGCACCATCCCATTCGCCAACACGCCCGTCAGCATGGCCGACAACGGTCAAGTCACGGTGCTGGTGGATGGTGCCAACGGGTACGTCATCAACCACACGACCAACGCGATGACGCAGATCACGGACCCGGACTTCGTCGGGGCCAACTTCGTGGTCTTCCTGGATGGCTACTTTGTGTTCAACAAACCGGGTACAGGCCAGTTCTATATCACCGCGCTGTACAGCACCGCGATTGACCAGCTAGACTTTGCGACAGCTGAAGGCTCGCCGGACTTGCTGGTGTCAATCCTGGCTGATCACCGCGAGCTGTGGCTGTTCGGGGAGACCACCACGGAGGTGTGGTTCAACAGCGGCAACCCGGACTTCCCGTTCGAGCGCATCCAAGGCGCGTTCATCGAGCATGGCATCGCAGCCGCACGCAGCGCAGCCAAGCTGGACAACACTGTGTTCTGGCTGGGCGCTGATGACAACGGGTACGGAGTGGTCATGAAAGCCAACGGCTACCAGCCCGAGCGCATCAGCAACCACGCGGTGGAGTTCGCCATGCAGAACTACCCCACCTACACCGACGCTGTGGCGTTCACGTACCAGCAGGAAGGGCATTCATTCTACGTGCTGAACTTCCCCACTGCGGATGCGACCTGGGTGTACGATGCCGCTACGGGCGAATGGCACGAGCGTGCATGGCGCGACAACAGCAACGCGCTGCACCGCATTCGGGCTGCCAATCACATGGCGTTCGGTGGCAAGAACATCGTGGGCGACTGGCAGCAGGGTCTGCTCTACGAGATGAGCCTGGACACGTTCACCGACAACGGGTTCCTGATTCCCCGCATCCGCCGGGCGCCCCACCTGTCTGCAGACCTCAAGTGGCAGTTCTTCCACAAGCTGCAGATCGACATGGAGACTGGCGTTGGCAACGACGCAGGCGCGCAAGGCAGCGACCCCAAGGCCATGCTCCGCTGGTCCAACGACGGTGGGCACACGTGGTCCAACGAAATGTGGTCATCCATCGGCAAGATCGGCGAGTACCGTGCGCGTGCCATCTGGCGTAGGCTGGGGCGTGGGCGTGACCGTGTGTTCGAAGTCACCATCACCGACCCGGTCAAGGTGTGCATCATCGGCGCTACTGCCGAAGTCACCGTGGGGAGCTCCTGATGCCGTCAGCACTCAAGCAGCCAGCGCAACGGCAGCCGCTCGTTTCGCTCGATCCGCAGACCAAGTCACTCCTGATCACTCGTGAGTGGTACAACTTCTTGCTCGGACTGTACGACCGGGTGGGCGGGGCGCTCGGAGACGACAATGCGGCGCTGGCACAGGGCCTGTCCGACGATGCTGGCATCGAAGAGCTCAAGCACACGGTACTCATGCTCAGCAGCGGGCTGGAGCAGTCGCTGTCGGCCAATGCGCAGCTCCGCTCCGAGGTAGACGAGCTACGCAAGGCAATCCAGGCCCTTCAGCAAAACACCCTCATCTAGGAGAACTCATGGCTGTTATCGCAAAGGCTCTATTCAACGCTCTGTTGGCTCAGAACGTTGAAACAGGGCAGTACACCACGCCTTCTGGCACCCGCACGATCATCGACAAGCTGAGTGGCTACAACACCAGCGCAGGCGTCGTGACCGTGACCATCAAGCTCATCCCCAGCGGCGGTGGAGCGGGGGCCAGCAACACGCTTGCAGTGAAGTCGTTCGCTGTTGGCGAGGCGTACACGTTCCCCGAGATCGTGGGGCATGTGCTGGCACCGGGCGACGTACTCAGCACGCTTGCCAGCACTGGTGCCGCAGTTGCCATCCGGGCTTCCGGCCGTGAGGTGACCTGATGCCGCACTCAGGCGAACTACAGGTTCAGCCTCTCGGTGAAAACTGGCAGGCTGCGGTGTACCAGAACAGCTGGGTTGACTTCGGCGGCACTGCGACAGGCGCTGCATACTTCAAGGACAGCCACGGAGTCGTCCACCTACGCGGGCTGGTCAAGAACGGAGTGATCGGTCAGGCTATCTTCACATTGCCTGCTGGTTTCCGCCCACCGTTCGACATGAACTTCCCTGCTGTGTCTGCTGGTGCGTTCGGTGTGCTCGGCATCACACCCGCTGGGCTGGTGGTGCCGAGCATCGGCAACAACGCTTGGTTCAGCCTCGATGGCTTTACATTCAGAACCACATGAGTAACGAACTCGTAATCACCCCAGACCTCGCAGCTTCGGCTATGCGAGGTCTGATGTCGAAAGGCATCGAGCAGGCTGAACTCGCCATGCTGGCGCATGCGCAGGCAGACTGTCCGGTCATCCACCACTTTGGCCCCGGCATCTACATCCGCGAGCTGCGCATGAAGGCTGGCATTCTGGCCATCGGGCACCGCCAGAAGCAGCCGCACATGAACGTCCTGATCCAAGGGCGCGTGCTCATGCTGCATAACGACGGCAGTACAGTGGAGGTTGCAGCGCCCATGACGTTCGTTGGGCAGCCCGGTCGGAAGATGGGCTGGGTGCTGGAGGACGTGGTGTGGCAGAACGTCTACGCTACCGACATCACGGACGTACCTACCCTGGAAGCCATGTTCCTTGACAAGAGCATGGGCTGGGAGGAGGCGGAGGTACTGCGTGCCAAGGCAGCCCATGCCAACGCGCAACCTCTGCGGGATGACTTTCACACCATGCTCGAGCAATACGGCATCAGCGCTCAACTGGTGAAGCAGCAGTCCGAGGATCCGAGCGATCAGGTGCCCATGCCGTTCGGTGCATGGCAGTTCAAGGCAGGCCAGTCTCCCATCCACGGCATTGGCATCTTTCTGACTGCTGACGCTGCTGCGGGTTGCGTGGTGGGGCCAGCACGCATCAACGGCATGCGTACCCCGCTCGGCAGGTACACCAATCACTCGCCAGACCCCAACGCCCGCATGGAGCTGCTACCTAGCGGCGACATCCAGCTCGTCCTGCTGCGTGGTGTAAAAGGGTGCAGGGGCGGAGAGGACGGAGAAGAGGTGACAATTGACTATCGACAAGCCCTGAGTCTCTCGGGCGTTCAACCGAAAGGAGCTCCCGTATGAGCGGCATCGCAACAGCAATCGTAGGTTCTGCCGTCGTTGGTGGTATCGTTGCATCCAACTCCGCTAGCAAGGCTGCCAACGCCCAGAAGGACGCAGCCCAGCTCGCTTCCAACACGGAGTTGGAGCAATACCGCCAGAACCGCGAGGACATGCAGCCGTGGCGCGAGGCTGGCCAAGGCGCACTGAAGCAGATGACAGAGGGCACCGCTGCTGGTGGTGACTTCAACCGAGATTTCACGCTCTCTGACTTCACCCAAGACCCTGGATACCAGTTCCGCATGGACCAAGGCACCCGAGCGCTCGAAAGCTCGGCTGCTGCTCGTGGTGGTGCGCTGGGTGGCGGTGCGCTCAAGGGCCTCGCACGCTACGGCCAGGACTACGCCAGCGGCGAGTACCAGAACGCCTACAACCGATTCAACAACGACCGCACCCAACGCTTCAACCGTCTGGCTTCGCTGGCGGGTGTCGGCCAGACGGCTACACGCGACGTTGCACAGCAGGGGGCACAGGTGGCCTCCAACGTGGGCAACAACATCATCGGTGCAGGCAATGCACAGGCCAGCAGCTACGTCGGGCAGGGCAACGCCATCAGCGGCGCGGCGCAGACGCTCGGCAACTTCGCGATGAACAAGTATTACCTGAGTCAGATGCCGGGTCGTACGTCGACAATGCCGACGACCCCGAGCGGTGGCTCTTGGACTGGTGGCTGGGGCTCTGGCGGCGACGTGCCTGTCTACGGTTAACGAAAGGAACACAACATGCCCATCGATGCATCTATCCCGCTGCAAGTTCGCCAAGTCCAGCTCCAGGACCCCACGGAGGTCATGGGCAAAGTGATGAGCTTGCGCACGCTGGCAGGCCAGCAGCAGCTCCAGCAAATGCAGATCGAACAACAGCAGCGCAACCAGGAGCAGGAGCGCACGCTGTCCGATCTGTACCGGGGCAACATCAACCCCGACGGCACGGTCAATCGTCAAGGCATCCTGGGTGCTGCGGCTGAGAAGGGCCTGGGAGCTCGCATTCCCACACTGCAGAAGCAGTTCGCTGATGCTGACGAAGCTACGGCCAAGGTGGGCAAGCTGAAGTCCGAGACAGGTGAGATCGACTTCAACGTGGCGAAGAAGCGCATGGACGTCTCCGCTGCTGCGATCAACTCTCTGGTGGCGAACCCCAACGTCACGCACCAAGACGTGATCACCACAATGGTCAATCTGGTGAACCAAGGCATCGTCACGCCGGAGCAAGGCCAACAGGCCATCCGTGAGCTGCCCGGTCGCCCCGAGCAACTGCGCCCTTTCCTCATGCAGAAGGGCCTGCAAGTCATGGACGCAGCCAAGCGCATGGAGATGCTCCAGCCGAAGCAGGAGAAGGTCGACAACGGTGGCCAGATCAGCTTCGTCGATGTCAACCCCATGACCAATCCGCAAGGGCCTGCCCCCGTCAAGAAGGTGGCCACTCCTGACGCTCTGGTTAGCGCATCGACACAGCGTCGCGGCCAAGACCTGACCGATGCTCGTGCCCGTGAGACGAACCAGCTGACCCGCGAGGCCAACGCCACCACGTACGATACGGAGCGCGGCATGCTGGTGAACCGTGCGACTGGGCTGGCTCGCCCCGCTGCCACCATGGACGGGCAGCCGATTGGGCCGAAGAACAAGGACCTCACGGATGCACAGGCCAAGGCGCTGCTGTTCGGCACACGGATGCAGGAGTCCAACTCCATCCTCGACAAGCTGGCCAAGGGAGGCACTGACATGCCGTCCGTGGTCAAGCTGGCTGCCGACAAGACCCCGCTGGTGGGGGGTGCGCTGGGCGCTGCTGCCAACGCCACGGTGGCCTCACCCAATCAGCAGAAGGTCGAGCAAGCGCAACGGGACTTCATCAACGCAGTGCTGCGTCGTGAGTCTGGTGCGGTCATCAGCGAGCCTGAGTTCGATAACGCTCGGAAGCAGTACTTCCCCGCTGTTGGTGATAGTGATGAAGTCAAGG